AACGGAAAGCCGACGCCGCCCACGTTGTCGAAGACTTCGATCGTGTAGCGGTTGAGCGCGGTGACTTCGTTGCGCACCTTCACCAGCGCGACGACGGGGTCGGGGTCCGCCTCGCTGCTTGCGTACTTCAGCGGGCTGACGACGAACGGGTCGTTCAGCTCCGTGACGATGAGGAACTCGCCGTCCGTCGTCATGAAGTAGCCGTCGACCCAACAGAAGTCGACGACGGTGCCAAGGTCCGGGTCGGTGACCTGCGCGAGCGATGAGCCTGTGAGGTAGTAGAGCCGACCGCCGCTCGCGATCGCAAGGCGGTCGAAGGAGTAGTCAAACGTGACGAGACCGCCGGGGCCAACGTCGCCGAGCTCGTTCACGACGCCGTCGGGGCCGATGCGCACGAGCTTCGAGCCCATGACGCGGTACAGGTTGTTGTTCCAGTTGATGCCGCCGCGATCGACGCCAGGGCCAGTGCCGTCGCTCACGATGCCGTCGCCGGGGCGCAGGTACGCCTCGCTGATGCCCGTCGCCTTCGGCACTGGCACCATATTGACCGGGTACGCCGTGCGAAAGTCGGGCGTCGTCGTCGTGTAGATTCCTGCGAGGAGGGGGATCGCGGCCATTTCACCACTTCACTTTGTCGGCCCAGTGGGCCGCACTCATCTTACCCTTGGCGATGTTCTTCGCGTGGCGAGCCTTGAAGGACGCGCGGCGCTTCTTGTCGGCGTCGCTCTCCCCCTTCGACGGAGGCGAGCCGCTGACGCCCTGCTGCCCGAAGCGAATCAGCTTCTCCTTGCCGCCCTCGCACGCCTTCACGACGTGCGACTTCTTCGGATGGCCCGGCGTTCGCTTCGGGCTGTTGCACTTGAGCGCGGCCTTCGTGGTGGCCATCAGTCGTTCGACGGCGCGGGGGCGACGGGAGCATCGGCCATCGGCGGCACGCTCATATCGGGAAGCGGTGGCGCGATGATGGCGGGCGCGTCGGGCACGATCTCGATGATCGTGAGGCCGAGCTGCTGCGCGGTGTAGGTGTACAGGTAATCGTCGTCGGTGCCCCACGCGGCGTAGGCGTCGCCCGTGAGCGTAAGCGGCGCGGTGGGCACGAGGTCTGCGCCGTCAGGCGTCGCGCGAAGGTGCCACCAAAGCCCCGCAGCGGAAGCCGGAAGGACGGACACGTTATCAATGACGAGGATGGTTGCAGGGCCGCCGAAGGCGGGAACGGGCTGAATCGTTGCGTACATGGTGAGCTTTCAGAGACCCGCGGTCTCGTAGGTGACGGTGATTACCTTGTCGACGGCGCTGGAGGAAATGGCGTTGGACGTGGTGACGGTGCCGGTCGTGCCGCTCGTCGGTCCCACGACGGCCACGCCGTTTCCAAGCGCAGTGCCCGCGCTGTTGGCCGCTGCGCCAGCCGCGATGCGAAGCGGCGTAAGGAGCGGCGGCGTCGCGATGGTTGCGCCGCCCGTTGCGCTCGACGTGCCGCCCGTAAAGACGGTGTGCAGCGTGACCGTGCGGCCCACGAGCGTCCAATATTGCGTCGCGGTCACGTACGTCCAGCCGGAGAGGTCGCCAGCAGCGAGAACGCGCGTGCCCTCGCGGTATGCGTCGAGGGTGTTGGCGTCCCCGTTGCCCGGCGTCGCGGGGAGCTTGAGGCCGTAGCCGGCGGTGGCGGAAATGTCGAGCGAGGTCGTGGTGAATCGGCCGCGCTCGGTCTGCGAACCAAGGTTCGCGGCCGACACGTTGAACGTGATCAGGTTGTACGATCCGATCGCCATCGTGTTCGACGATGCAGGGCGATAGATGCCATTGAATCGGCTGGTCGTTCCTTCATCTCCAAAGGTGATGAACGAGTCGCTTGCCGTGACGCCTACCTTGAGGTTTCCGGAGACTTGAGCCTTTTCCTGCGGACTCGCCGTGCCGATGCCGACGCTGCCGGTCGTGCCTTTGACAAACAGCGCAATCGATGATCCTGGTGCATAGACCGTAGTGTCGCGAGACGTTGCGTATTGAATCGCAAGTTCAGCCGACGATGTTGAGAGAACGTTTCCCGCAAACCGAAGAAGCCCAATTGCTACGGTGCTTCCGCTCTGCGTGATGATGCTATCGGTCAGCGTCGTCCCCGAGCCACTCCACACCGGGATCGTGCCGGGGGTGCCGGAGCCGCCGACGGGAGAGCCAAGCGGGGCGGATACTGCTTTGAGTGCCATGTCAGAAGCCCTCGCCGGGGATGACCTGGAGCGAGCCGCCAGCAGCCGCCGCGACGTGCGCGAAGAACTGGTAGCCGCGCTGCTTCGTGATGGTCTTCGTCTGGCCGGGGAGGATCGTGTAATCCGCGTTAAGCGACGCGGTGAGCGAGTTCGTCTCGCCGAAGCGAATCGAGCAACGCACCGCCGAGAGGTTCGTGATCTCGACCGCCGAAGAGTTGTTCGGGAACGCCTGCACGGCGCTCGCAACGCCAGGAGCAACGAGGACGCCCTTACCGTAGTCGGGCGCGAATGGCTGGGTGTAGTAGCTCATGGGTTTGGCCTCAGATCATGTAGGTGACTTGTGCGCGCAGCCCTTGGCCAGCGAGCAGCGAGAAGCTTGCAACGCCGGACTTCGCAAAACGAAGCGATGTCGCTCCTCCGGTCTTTGCGATGATAAAAAACAACGAGTCGAAAACGTAGGATCCGACACTTAGATCGACCGAAGGGTGGATCGAAGCTGGAATATTGTTGAGAAAGTCAGTCGCATAAGTGTACGTGAGCGACGAACCGGCAGCGACGACAATCGTGATCTCCAGCGTCACCTGGTTGCCCGTGCGCTGATAACGACAAGAGAACGTAACGGTGCCGACCACGCCCGCGCCGTTGTAGACCGGCGTGAAGGTGCCCTCGTCGTAAGCGTCGAGCGTGTTCGGGTCAGGGTTGCCAGGCGTCGCCGGGAGCTTGATTCCCTGCCCCGTGCCGCTGGCGATGAAGCTCGTGCCGTTCGTTGCAAGCTGCACGTTGCCCGTCGGCGAGATGTAGAGGCGATCGCCAACGATGCCGCTTGCGCACGTCGAGAACGTCAGCGAGCTCGAGCGACCCGCCGCCCAGTTTGATTGCGCGTCGAACTGGATGCGCCCGGCCTCGAAGAAGCCCGTGCCGTCGTGTGCGCGCGAGATGAAGGCGCCGAGGTCGTCGCCGGAGAGGACCGCCGCGGGGAGGAGCAGCGTTCCGCGCGCGATGTTGGAGCGGAAGCCCGCGGTGCCCGTCGTGCCGTCGGTGTAGTTTGACGCCTCGAAGAGCGCTGTGCGGGGCGCCGTGCTCGCCGCGTTGCAGACGGACATCGCCGTGTCTGCGTCAGACTGGAAATTGAACTGGTTGCCGTACACCGCAAGCTTCAGCCCGGGGAGGATGTTGCCGCCGATCGAGACCTCGGTGCCGTTGTCGCGCACGATTGAGTTGGCGAGCGTCGTTGGCGCCGTCCACTTCGGGAGGAAGTCCACCGTGCCCGATCCGACGCTGGTAGGCTTCTCGGTCGTGTACCAAGCGACGGAGAGAACGTCGTAGCGCAGCGTCAGCGAGGCGCCGGCCTGGATGCCCGTTGGGGCGCCGCCCACCGCCGTCGCGCCGTTGAGCGTGAACGTGAGCGCGGTAACCTCCTGCGAGGTGAAGAGCACGATCTCTTGACCGTCTGCCGCGCTCGCCGCGGGCGGAAGGACGATCGTGCCCGTGGCCATCGTGCCCGTCGGCGTCAGCAGCACGAAGAGCGAGTTCGCGCCGGTCGGCAGCGTGAGCGTGAAGCCCGAGAGCGTCGGCGACGCGGTGACGCGCTCGAAGGCCGGGGACATCCACGCCTGCTCGATGTACGTGAGCAGCGTCGAGATCGACGCCTTGCGCGCGTCGCCGTTGCTTGCGGAGTACACGGGGATTTGATCGGACCCCGAGAGCTGGTTGAGTTGCGCGAGCTGGTTGATCGTTGGCATGGCGGTCCTGTTGCTTCAGTCGTAGTCGATCGGGGCGTCGTTGCCCGCGAGGAGCGGATCGACGGGATGCGGAAGGAACGGGTCGCCCTGCCACGTCCACGGCTTGTTACCAGCGCCTGCGGGCATTGTGCGCGGGAACTGCTGCTCCTGCGGCATCGCGGCGCGCACGAGGATCGTGTTGTAGGCTTCGCGCGCGGTGGCCATCGTCGCGGGCAGGACTTGCTTGCCGTAGCTCGGGGCGATGCGACACGCGAGGTTCGTGACGATCGCCTCGTTCGCGCGGTCGGGCACGCCGGTCTGCGAGTCGAGGTCGCTTTGCTGCGGCGAGAGCGGCAGCGGGTAGCCGAGGCGAATGCCGCGTTCGTTCCACTCGGCCATCATGCCGTCGAGACGACGCAACGCCGTCTGGAGGTCTTGCGGGGTCGAGTTGAACACGTAGTCGGCGAGGCCGATCTCGGTCAGCGCCGCCTCGATGTACTGCCGCTTCGTGTAGCCCATGGATTAGCCCTCCGGCGGCGCGTTCACGTTCGCAAGCAAAGACTCGATGCGCTCGCCGAGCGTCTTGTCGCTCCAGCGCTTGTCGACCTTGATGCCGAGTTCGGCGGCCTTCGCTTCGAGCTCCGCGCGCGTCGGCGGGGCGTCGTCGTCGACGGTTACCGGAAGGTCGTCGACCGCGGGAGCATCGATCGCGGGCGCGTCAGCAGCGGCGACGGGCACGGGAGACTGAGCGGACTTCGGCGCGAGGGCGTCGGCCTTGCTCGTGCACCAGCCTTCGGCGACGCGCTTGGCGACGAGGTGCGGGGCCTCGCTGCGGTATTCGAGCCCGTGCTTTCCCTTACGGAAGACGAGAGGCATTTCACTTCCCCTTCTTCGCGGCCTTCGCCTTGCGCGCCGTCGAAAGCGCGATCGCGACGGCCTGCTTCTGCGGCTTACCGGCCTTCATCTCCGTCTTGATGTTCTTCGAGACGGAGCCCTTCGAGTATCCTTTGACGAGCGGCATGGCGTGCACGGTAGCACGCGCAAGACAAAAAAGAAGGAGCGACCGAAGCCGCTCCTCCTTTCTCGAATCAGTGGCGAATCACTGGTCGAAGAGCAGGATGCCCGCCATCTCCGGGTTCAGGAGCGCCGTGCCGAAGAGCACGTCGACGCGGTACTCGGTGAGGCTCGAAAGCAAGTTGAATTGCTTCTGCATCACGACCTCGATGCCCTGGTCGGTCGACGCGCGCATGACGGCGACACCGGCGTTCTCGGGGATCGCGAGGCGACCCGGGAGAAGCTCGATCGCCGACCGATGCCAGAAGCAGTTGATGTCAGCGGTCGTGGTGTTCAGGAAGGTGATCTGCGCAGCCGCGAGGCCGACGCCAGCGCGCTCGCAGTTCTTGTACTGAAGCTCGGCCTCGGTCGGCGCGTTGTCGGCGCTGATGATCGGCGGGGTGATGACGATCGTGTTACCGACGGGAGCGCCGACAACGCGGAAGGTCTTCGGCTGGCCGGTCGGGCGCTTCGTGATGAGATGCACCGCCTCGATGCCCTCGATGGTGAACGAGTCGCCGTCGTTGAAAAGGGCGCCGTTGTTCACGGTGACCGTCTGGAAGCGGTTGTCGACGTTCATCGTGCCCGCAACGCTGACCGTGGTCGCGCGCGGAACGAAGTTCGCCTGCGCGCCGTTGGTCGCGATGGTCGCGGCGCCGGGGATCTGCGTGTTGCCGGTCTGACGGAGCGCGTAGTCCTGCTTGTACGTCTCGAACGACGAGACCATGCCGACGAACGCGCGCTCGAACGCCTTGTCGGAGCGGTTGTTCGCGCCGAAAGAGCGCGTCGTGCCGACGACGTTGCCCGCGAGGCCGTTGTACGACCGCGAGGAGAGCGAGAGGTAGCGCGAATCGCCAGGCACGCCGGTCTCGTTCATGAGCGTATCGCAGAGCGCGATGTCATCGAACGAGCCCGCCGGGGTGCCCGTCGTGACGACGAGCGAGCCGAGAGCGGTCGCCGTCTGCATCACCGCGACGTTGATGTCGGAGGCGAGCTTCTGGTTCGCGCCAGACGCGAGACGGCCTTCCTGAAGCGCGTCGCGAAGTTCGACGGAGTTCATGCCCCACGCGACGGTTTTGAGGTTCGTGATGCTCGCCGGGACGGTGAGCTGCGTCTTGTCCGAGATGGTGATCGGCGTGCCCGGCGTGGTCGTCGCCGAGGTCATGATGTACGGCTGCGGGCGCCACACGGTACCGTAGTTCGGCGAGACACCCGGCGGGAAGATCGTCGTGCGGGCCGCGTCGGTCTGGTTGTAGTTGTAGACCGAGACGTTGCGGCTCATCACGAGCGCGTCGTTGAAACCCTCGAGGAGCTGTTCGAAGGCGACCTTCTCTTCTTTGGAAAATGCGTTGGCCATTGTCGTATTCCTTAAACGTTACTTCGTCTGCGCTTGTGCCTTCAACTTCGCCTTGTAGGCGATGACCTTCGTGAGATCTCCGGTCTTGTCGGCCTCTTCGCGCAGGCGTTCGAGTACTTGATCATGAGAACCGCCCGCGAGGCGAGTCGTCGACTTGACGATGACTTCGGGAGCGGCGGCGGGTTTGCGTGGGTTGACCTTCAACTGAGTCTCCAGCTTGGCGACCGCGAAGGCGAACCTCACGGGGTCACTGATGGCGGCGAGCTCCTTGAGCTTTGCGGGGTCTTTGCCGATGGCGTAGGTGACGAGTGCAGGGTTCTCAGACCCGCTCACGATGATGCCTTGCTGCGTGACGTTGAGCGACTCGGTGACGCTTGCTTCGGCGTCCTCGTAGTCGCGCACGCGGAGGGAGGCTTTCGCCTTCCCGTAGGCGTCAAGTCGCGCCTGCCATGCCTGCTTCTGCTGCTCCTCGGATTGCTTCTGCTTTGCGGCGTGCTCGTCAGCCTGCCGCTTCCGCTCGAACCATCCTGCGAGGGCAACCTCGAACTTCTCTGCGTCGTAGTCGTGGTCTTCGAGCTTGGGTTTCGCGCCGACCGCAGGCGGCTGGTTCTCGACCTGCGGCGTCTGCACCTTCGCTCGAAGCTCGCGCACCTCGCGCTGAAGCTCTCGCTCTCGTCGCCGAAGCTCGCGAACCCACGCGGGGGCGGCTTGCTTCGGCTCCTCGGCCTGCACCGGCTTGTCGCCGATGCTGACCTCGACCTCATCGTCGATCGCGTCCTCGTCTGCCGCTTCGGCCTCCGGCGTTGTCTCGTCGGCCTGCGGTGCCTCAGGCGTCTCGCCCTCGGTCGTCTCGGTTGCGGTCGTCTCTTCGGTCGTCTCCTCGGTTTCTTCCATCGTGCCCTCTGCTCGGCGATAGGCTCGCCGGTGGCCTTACGACTGCGGGGCGGGTCGCGCGGTAGTGGCTCGCGCTATCGCTTCGGCAGTCTTGATAGCCTGATCCTGTGCGGAAATGTTGACAGACGCAAGGGTCTTGACCGTTTCGGCCTTCGTCTTCTCGCTGTTGGCGATCGCGAGCTGCGTGTCGGCCTGCGCCTTCATCGCCTTCGCTTGCGCTTCTTGCGCGGCGGCTTGCAGGTAGAGCGCCTGCGGGTCCGGCTGCGCGTTCTGCATCGCGGCTGCCATCTCCTGCGCCTCTTCCTCCGTCGGCTTCACGGCGCCCATCTGCACGAGCTTCTTGCGGAAGAACGCGCGCACGTCGGAGACGCCCTCGCCCTCGATGTTCATCATCGCGAGGGATTCGAGCACGGCCTTCGTCTGCGGGTCAGAGGCCACCGCGATGAGCGGCGTGAGCGTGCGCACCGTCGCGCTGCGCTTGCTCTGCGACGACGGCCCAACGTCGACGGCTACGTCGAAGCGTGCGCGCGAGAGGTCGTTCGCCATCTCGACGGCGCCCGTCTCGCCGATGGTCGGCTTCACGAGCTCGACGGCAGACGCGCCGCCTTCGGCGTCGACGGTCTTCATCGTGCGACCCTCTTCGACGTAGACCTCGCGCGCCATGCCGAGCCACACCTCGCCGCAGCGCTTCATGGCTTTGGCGAAGTTGCTCACGTAGATGAACGTTTGCATGTCGAGCCGCTGCTGCACGGCGGCGACCGTCTCCGCAGCGACGTTCGCGCGCACCTGCTCGCCGGCTTCGGCGTTGCCGAGCACGTCGCGCATGTCCTGCTCTGCGATCTGAATCAGCGCGGCAAGCGCGGGCGGAACCTGCGGCGGCTTCGTGTAGCCGAGCGGACCCGCCGGGGCTGACGAGCCGTCGGGGTTCGTCAGGCGGTTCAAGAGCAGGTACGGGAAGTTGCGCAGGTTGTCCTGCTCCCACATCCACTGGTGACCAGCGACCTGCTCGGGGTCGAAGAGCGGCTTTTCGACGGACGAGAGCGCGCTGATCTCGGCGAGCTTCGATCGCTGCATGTTCGCGATGCGCTGCGCGTCCTTCGCGAGGCGAACGTGGCCCATGCAACGTTCGATGTTGTCCACGAACCAGCGCTTGCCGTACGTGACGACGATCGGGATGTTCGGACCCGCGATGAGGCCGAAGTCTTCGAGCACACGACCGCCGGAGAGCAGGTACTTATGAACTCGGCGAGTCTTGCGACGCTTCGACGGAAGTTCCGTTGCGCCGGTCGACGCGAGCATCTGCTCGAGGTTCTCGTCCTCGTCGAAGTCGGCGCGGGCGTACGTCTGCTCCGAGCCGTCGAGCAGGCGGAACACGCGCAGCGTCTCCGTGCGCTCTTCGACGCGGTAGTATTCCGCGATGTACACCACGTCAGGCGAGCACCAATCGAAGTACGTCTCGTAGATCTGCTTCGGCCAAGACGACGGGTTGTCTTCGAACTGCGCTTCATACTCCTCGGGCGTCATCGACGAGATGACGAAGCAGTATCGCGCATCCGACTTGTCCTGCCGCTTCGCGTCGAGGTCGAAGTAGACCGACGTGTCCGCGTCGAAGATCGGCTCGATGCGGATGCGTTGTTTCTCGTTCTCGGGGTCGAGCTCGTCTTCGAGCACCGTGCGAAGGCGCCACGCGCCCATGCCGCCGCCGACCGCTTCCTCGAACGCGTTGTCGTACGCTTCATCCGCCACCGAATCCTGCTCGTCGGCGCGGTAGAGCCCATCGCAGAGGTCGGCGAGCTTGTCGGCCTCGCGGCCGTCCTTCGGCACGTAGTCGACCGTGATGCGGTTCGCGCGGTACTCGTTGATGATGCGCATCACGCTCAGCGCGACCTTGTTCACCTCGAGCCGCGGGCGGTTCTCGAACTGGCGTTGCAGCGGGCCTTCCCACTGCGCGCCAGCGATCGAGTAGAAGCGCCGGTCGTCGAGACACTGACGCCTCTCATCCTGAAGCGCAAATTGGATTGTGTTGAACCGGCGCAAGGCCTCGTCGTGGATGCGTGCGAGCTTCGCTTCTTTCGTCTCGGCCATGCCTCGCACCTATCACCGACGCCAAGCGTGCGCCACGGGTTGCGGCGGCTGGAGTTGCACGGGCTTCGCAGCCTGCACACGACGCGCGCCTTCGCAGGCGTAGCGCAGGGCGTCGATGACGTGGTTGTCGCGGTCGTCGAGCACCGGAAGGACGGCGCCCGTCAGCGGGTCGGCCTTGTAGCTGTAGAGCGTCAGCTCGTCGATGAGGTGCGTGCAGCGCGGGTGCACCACGATGTCGTGGCTCTTCAGCCACTCGACGCCCTCTTCGAGCGAGCGCGGACCCTTCACCGCTGCCATGATCTTCGGGAAGCCATGCCGCCGCATGTGCGCGATGGTCTCCGGGCGCGCCGAGTCGGCGACGATGGGCCACGTCTCCGAGCCCGGCACCGTGAGGAAGAGCGCGGGCGTGTCGACGATCTCGACGCCGACGCCGTACGCCTCGTGGTCGACGTAGAGCGTGCGGCCCTCGATGTAGCAGCGCACAAGCACCGTCGGATCGACGGCAAAGCCCCAGTCGGCGCCGAAGCGGATGACCGCGTCACGCGGTGCCTCGAACTCCTCGACGCGCCAGTTCTTAAAGACGCGCCGTTCCGAGTTGCGCAGGTACTCTCCTGCCCAAACGTGGCGGAACTTGTCGGGGTCGCGCTTGCGGTCGTACTCGAGCTCCGCGCGGAGCACTTCGGGGAACCAGGGGTTCGATTCGTAGTTCACGCCGACGACGACGGCATCGGGCGGCAAGCGCTCGCCGCGAAGGAGCGCGTCCACCGGGTCGGTCGACTGGCTCGGGTTCCATGTGAACCAAAGCTCGGAGCCAGGCTTGCGGATCGTCGGGCGCAGAAGGTCGAGCGAGCGCTGCGAGAGGCTCTGCGCTTCCTCGACCCATGCGCAGTCGTAGCCTTCGAGCGACTTGATCGAGTCCGCCGTGTGGTTCTGCATTCCCTGGAAGATGATGCGCCCGTCGCCCTTGCGTGACTTGATGACGGCCTCCTGAACCTCGAAGTACGCGCCGACGCCGAGCGCTTCGATCTTCGCTTCGATGAGGCGCTTGACCGACTGGCTCAGGCTCTTCTGCACTTCGCGCACGCAGACCGTCGACCGGTTCGGGTCGAGCACGTGCGCCTCGACGAGCATCTCAGCGAAGGCGTGCGACTTGCCCGAGCCTCGCCCGCCCCAGGCGCCTTTATAACGCGCCGGAGCGAGGAGGGGCATGAACCATCGCGGCGTCTCGATGCGGAGCGTTTTAGAGGCATCCTGGCGCGAGGAACGGGCATCCTTGCGGCTGGTCGCTTTACTCGCCGTCGCCACGCTTCACCTTGTCGACGATGACTCGCTCGATGCGTGCGAGCTCGATGGGCGCTCCGTCCGCGCCGGTGATCTCGTGCCGCTCCGTCTCGCGCCAGCGCGCCTGCGTCTTCAGGAAGAAGATGGCCGAAGTCGTGTCGCCGCTCAGCGCTTTCTGGATGAGGCCCTGAGCGACCTTCGCGACGACCTTGCTTTTGCCGCGTTTATAACGTTCGGCAATGTCTGCGTCGCGCTCCATCATGGCGAAAAACGTCGTTCGCCCGATGCCGAAGTAATCGGCGACCTGCTCGGCGGAAAGGAACGCTGCAAGCGTCTCGACCTCGGCGCGCTGCTTTTCGGTGAGCACCTTCGGTTTGCGTCCTGCTTTCATGCTGTCCTCGGCTGTTTGCGGACTGTCTCGCGCATGATCTTCGGCGAGACGTTGTGCCAGTTGATCTTATGGTGCAAGCGGTAGCGCCCTCCTCGCGGGTCGCCCATCTCTCCCACCTTGACGCAGCTCGGCGCGTACATGACCGAATAGAAGCTCTTCACGTAGGTGCCGCTTTCCAAGTACATTTCTGTCATTCCGCCCGCGTTCGACTGCGTTTGCATTTGCACGAGCTGCGCCTGAATCACGGTTAAGAACAGCGCTCCGCGCCTGCCTGCCGAAGTGTAGGTGTTCACGTCTTCGTTCACTCGGCCAACGAACTCGAACGGCCTGTCAGTCGAGCAAATGAAAGAGTTCATCGCTTTGCGCCGAAGCGAAGGAGTGTGCTGGCTGTTGTCGCCCCCGATGTGATCGCCGCCTTGGCTCATGGCGACCGACTGGGCGCCGCTCTTCTCGAAGAACTCCACGAGCGATGCGAAAACTTCGTCCATCGTCGTCTTCACACGCGCCCAGACGTACTCCAGCGCGCTGCTGTGCCTGATGGCAAACGACGTGTAGTCGTCATCGAGCTGGATGAAGTACTTGCACCCGACTTGCTTCGCGAGGTCGAAGCAGGCGTTTCGCGCGTAGAAGATTGCACGCCGGTCGTTGAAGTTATCGCCTTCGTCGAACCGCTTTGCGATGTCAGACTTCGAGAACGTGAGCACGGCGTCACCGAATCGCTTCCTGTACTCGCCTCCGGTCTTGTCCTCGTCGTCGATGACGATGAACACCTTCCCAGTGTAGCCTGCTTTTCGCAACGTATCGTAGGTATGCACCCGGTCTGGGCGACCGTGCGTGAGGATGAACGCGCAGAAGTCAGGAGGCATCGCCATTCCAGCCCTCTGCGTCTGCGAGCTTTCCGAGTCGTTCGGTCAGGTGCACGAATCCGTTTTCGATCGCCTTGTCAAAGTCGATGATGACCAGCGCGGAGCGCTCGAACAGGCCCTGCGTCTTCTCATCGGCGTGAGCGTAGAACTCGGCGATGTTGCGGAAGTTGAAAACCGTGTGCCTCTCGGCTGCGAGGCGCAGGAACGCCGAAACGTCTGGCGGCAACTTCGCCGCGTCGATTTCGCGCACGAGTTCCTTCGCCTTCGAGTTGTCAAACAGCTCCTCGACCTTTGGGCGATCGCCCTTCGGCTCGTAGATTGGAGCCTCGATCTTCTTCGTGTACGTCTCGCCGTCGAGTTCTTTTGCCTCTCCGGCCTCTGACGTTGCGCCGCTTTGCTCGTCGATGCTCTTGATCTCTTCTTCGCCGAACCCCGTCAAGTCAAGGTCGAACCCAAGCTCGCCAAGCTCGCCGAGTTCGAGCGAGAGCATCTCGGCATCCCATCCGGCGTTCAGGGCCAGCTTGTTGTCGGCGATGACGTAGGCCCTTCGCTTCGCGTCGGACCAGCCACGAGCGACGACGACGGGCACCTCGACCATGCCGAGCTGGCGCGCGGCGAGCACGCGACCGTGCCCCGCGATGATGCCGCCGTCTTCGTCGACGAGCACCGGCGTCGTCCAGCCCCACTCGCGAATCGACGCCGCGAGCTGCGCCACCTGCTCGTCGGAGTGCGTGCGGGAGTTGCGCGCGTACGGCGTAAGACGCTCAATAGCCCATTTCTCTACGTTATCCGCTGGGTTACTTTTCCCTACAGCTGCCTTCATTTTCTGTCTGCCTTCCATGCTGCGTCAAAACTCGTAGCAGGTATCCGTATCGCCCGCATCTCGACGTAACGGCGTAACCCCTTCTAAAGAAGGGGGTTACGTTACGTTACGCCATTCGATGCCTTGCCAACGTAACGAATTACCTGAAAGTTACGTTCCGTTACCATCGTTACCATCACTTTCTTGACGCGATGCGCAACGCGTTTGCGTGCTCGCCATCGACCATCCGCCACCCGTGCTCGTGCGCCTCGATGGCCCCGCCCTCGAGGAGCTGCTGAACGAACTTCCCCCCGTTCGGCTTCACCGTCTGCTTCGCGGAGCTCTCGCGCATCCCGTTCTCGACGAGGTAGGCGACGGCAGCGGAGCGCGAGAGGTACGGAAGACCGTCTCGGAATTCCGCGCCAGCAGCCCACCACGCGGCCTCGTAGGTTCGCCGCGCCTTGTCGGCTTGGCTCGGCTTCTTCGCGCGTCCTTGGGCCGCTTGCGCGTCGGCGTCGCGTACGAACACCGCCCCCTTGATCTCCTCGCCGTCTTCGTCAACCCACCCGAGCGCGACGGGTTCGAGCCTGCCGAACATCGGCGCAGGTGCCTCGGCATCCTTCATCTTCGCGCAGGAAAGCTCGATGGTCCCGTCGTCGGCCTTCGAGACCATGATGGAAGCGTCGAGCGACGCCTTGAACGCGGAGCTGCCACGAGCGCGCCCCTTGGCCCCTTCGCCGTGCCCGACGTGATGGTTAAGCACGACCGCCGAGCGAAGCGCCGAGGCGACCACGTTGGCCGCGTTGAAGAAGTTGCGAACGTCGCGCGCCGCGTTCTCGTCGCCGGACATGTGGTTGTTCACGGTGTCGATGACGACGATCACCGAGTCGGCGTCGGTGAGCTCGCGCACCGCTGCGATGATCTGCGCCGCAGCCGAGGCCGAATCGAGGTCGATGCCCTTGTTCGAGATGAGCAGGTTGTCGAGGTTCTCGACGCCGTGATGACGGCACCACGCGGCGACGCGCTGCCGGATGCCGTAGTTACCTTCGCCCGCGAGGTAGACGACGACGCCGGGCTTCGTGCGCTGGCCCATCCATTCGCGCCCCGCTGCGATGCTGCAAGCGATGTCGAGCGTGACGAACGTTTTCCCCGCGCCGCTCTCGCCGAAGACCATCGTCGTGCCGGATGCTGGAATCCATTTCTTCACCGCCCACTCGAGCGGCGCAGGCTGCGAGAGGAAGCTCGTCGCGCGGGAAAAGAAGTACTCGCTCGGGGCCTTCGCTTCGACGAGCGCAAGGATGTCGCGGGCGATGTCGTCGCCTAGCGCAGCGTTCGCCGCCACGTCGTGCTCGACCTCGTACCGCGACGCCGAATGCACGAGCTGCCGGAGCTCCGAGGCCGGAAGCGGCACGTCGCAGCGCGTCTCGTTCGTGACGCTGAGCGCGGCGAGGATCTCCGCCTCGCCCATGCCGTAGCGGCGCATGACGCCCGCGAGAGAGTGGAGACCGTTGTTCCGGTTGCCCGTGATGAGAGAGCCGTCTCCCGTCAGCGCTACCGGCTGGCGGCGCTTCGCCTCGATGCCTTCGAGCCAACGCTGCGGGATGCCCATCGGGGCTACGCCCTCGAACGGGTCAGAGCTGAGTTCCCATCGGTACTCTCGCCCTTCGATGCGGCTCGGGAACGCGACGAAGTACCTGCCATCGGAAAGGAGGTCGATGCCATCGCGCAGCTTGCAGCTCTTCACGCCCTCGACGTAGGCGGCGAGGTAGTGCTGACCGCCGCCCGCCGTGAGCTGCACGGCGCCGTCAGGCTGCGCGCCACGCTCGTCTGTCCACGAGCTCCAGCTATCGTCGCCACCGTTGCGCGGGTCGATGTCGAAGACGACGAGTCCCGAGGCCGCGCCGCAGGCGATGCCCACGTTCCGGTCGTCGTGGCCTTGGAACCATCGGCGAATCGTCGCCTCGTCCGTCGTCGCGTCGTTCACGCCGTGCTGCGTCGCTGGGAGCTTGCCATTCGGAACGATGGGGAGGACGGGCCAGCCCCACGAGGCGTAGGCGAGCGCGGCTTCGAGTGGGGTCACTTGCGGGCCTCGAGGTAGTTCGAGAGGGCCTCAAGGGTCGAGGCCTTCGGGTCGCCCTTGCCGTCTCGGATGCGCGCAACGGTGAGCGGTGAAATGCCGGTCGCCTTCGCCACGATGTCGAGCCGTCGGTCTGCCAGCAGCTTGCGAATCTCTTCAGTGGTCAGCATACGGCAAAGCATACGCGACGCACAAGCTAACGCGCAAGAAGAAAAAACGACAAGGCGAGCGAAAAAAACATTGACGAAAGAAGCTGGCGGGGTTAGTGTCTCTTCATCGCCCAAACGGAATCACCCGACCGAGGCGAAGAGGAACGAAACATGACCGCGAACGAAAACCCCGCCATCCGCACTATCTTCGGCAAGTTCTGCGACGCGCAGATGGAAGCGTGGCGACTTTCGGACCTTCGCCTCCGCGTTCGTTGGGATGACGAGGCTGGGCAGGCGAAGGCCGCGAAGGCGTTTCACGAGGCGTACGCAGTCGAGACCGCGCTTCGCGCCGAACTCGACGCGCTCGGTTGGGTCTTCTGCTGAAGACCGCACCGCGCCGCCCATGAGGGAACGCGGGGCTCGATGCCCCGCCGGTGCACCCCGTCAACCGGATTCCCCGACCGACGGAGAAAGAAGACACATGGCCATTTCAATCAAGCGCACCTCTCGCGCCGCTGGCGCGGTGAAGGTGCTCGTGTACGGCGCCGCTGGCGCTGGCAAAACGTCGCTCATCCGCACGCTACCGAGCCCGATCGTGCTCTCGGCGGAAGGCGGACTCCTGAGCCTCGCTGACGACGAGGTGCCCTACATCACGATCAGCACCATCGCCGAACTGCACGAGGCTTACTCGTGGCTCGTCGGCTCGGACGAAGCGCGCGGCTTCGAGAGCGTCGCGATCGACTCTCTCTCGGAGATCGCCGAGGTCATCCTAACGACCGAGAAGCGCACGGCGAAGGATCCCCGTCAGGCGTACGGCGCGATGCAGGACCAGCTCGCAGAGCTGGTGCGAGCCTTCCGCGATGTCCCGACGCATCACGTCTACGTCACGGCGAAGCTCGACAAGACGACGGATGAACTCGGGAAGATCACCTACGCGCCAGGGATGCCGGGAAACAAAACGGGTCAAGCGTTGCCCTACTTCTTCGACGAGGTGCTCGCCCTAAGGGTCGAGCGCGACGCGGAAGGCAACGCGGTCCGCGGCCTCCAGTGTGCGCCCGATGGCGCATGGCTCGCCAAGGACCGCTCGGGCAAGCTCGAACAGTGGGAGTCTCCAGACCTCGGCGCGGTCATCCGCAAGATTGCGGGGACGCCATGAGTCGCGAACTCGACGACCTCTCCGCTCAGTGGTGCGACGCGAAGGCCGACGAAGCGATCGCCGTCGCTCGCCGCCGCACCATCGAAGACCGCCTCGTCGAGCTCCTCGCGCTCGAAGAGGGCAAGGAGGGCACGACGAACGCTCGAACGGAGACCGGCTACGCCATCAAGGTCGTCGGGCGGATGAACCGCAAGGTCGACGCCGAGCGCCTTCAGGAACTCGCCGCAGAGCACGGTCTCTCCGAACACCTCGGCTCGCTCTTCCGCTGGTCCGCCGACATCAACGCGGCTGCGTGGAAAGCCGCCGCACCAACGATCACCGCGCCGCTTCTCAGCGCCATCACCACGACGCCGGGTCGCCCGTCGTTTTCCATCACCGCTCCCATCAAGAAAGACTGAACACCATGGCATCCTTTGATTTCGACGCATCCTCCGTTCCGCAAACCGAGAAGAGCTACGAGGTGCTGCCCGCGGGCTGGTACACCGCCAGCGTCACCGGCGCCGAGGTGAAACAGACCAAGAGCGGCACCGGGCAATACTTGCGCGTCGAGTACACGATCTCGGGGCCGAGCGGCGCAGGCCGAAAGGTCTGGTCGAACTATAACGTCAGGAATGAGAATCCGAAGGCCGAATCCATCGGGCGCGAGCAGCTCGCCGAGCTCTGCCGCTGCGTCGGGCTCGCCCGCGTCAACGACACCGACCAGCTTCTCGGCTGCAACGTGTCGGTGAAGCTGAAGGTGCGCGAAGCCTCGAACGGCTACGAGGCGCAGAACGAGGTGCAGGGGCACAAGGCGCTCGAGGGCTCCGCGCCGCCTGCTCCGGCGGCTGCCCCGAAGGCCGCGGCGAAGGCCGGGCCGAAGCCCCCGTGGGCGAAGTGACCCTTTGAGAAGGTGAGGGGCGCGGACGGAAGGCGTTCGCCCGCGTCCCTCGCCGTTTTGAATAGCACAGGAAGGCAGAGATGAAGATTCCCGAACCACAGAACACGATCGCCGCCCTCATCGACGCGGCGCACGAGGCAAAGCGCGCATCGCACAAGGAGTGCTTTCGCCCGCACATGGGCGCGAGCACGCTCGGCGAGAAGTGCGAGCGTAAGCTCTGGATCTCGTTCCGTTGGGCGGTGCGCGAGCAGTTCCCGGGGCGCATCCTTCGCGTCTTCCGTCGCGGGCACCGCGAAGAAGAGACGGTCGTCGAAGACCTTCGCGCCATCGGGATGAAGGTGCGCGCGACGGGTGCTGACCAGACGCGCGTGGAGTTCGGCTCGCACGTCTCGGGGTCGATTGACGGCATCATCACGGCTGGCGTGCCGGAAGCCCCGAAGGCTGCGCATGTGCTCGAAATCAAGACGCACAGTAAGAAGTCGTGGGAGGCGGTCGAGAAGGAGGGCGTCGAGAAGTCGCAACCGAAGCACTTCACGCAGATGCAGATTTACATGCGCGGAACCGGCGTCGACCGGGCGCTCTACGTTGCAGTCTGCAAGGATGATGACAGACTGCACACCGAGCGCGTCAGGTATGACCGCGAGCACGCAGAGCGCGCCATCGAACGTGGGCAGCGCATCGCCCTCGCCGACGAGATGCCGCCGCCGATCTCGACTGACCCGACGTGGTACGAATGCAAGTGGTGCAGCGCGCACGACCTCTGCCACGGCTCGAAGGTCGTTCGTGAGGTGAACTGTCGAACCTGCGCGCACTCAACCGCCACGCCGGAGTCGACGTGGACATGTGCGCGGCACGGCGACAACGTGATGCCGACCGACTGGACGCGCGAGGCGCACGAGTGCCACGCGCTGCACTTCGACCTCGTGCCCTGGCTCATGGCCTACATGGACGACAACGGAGCGCCCGTCTTCATCATCGACGGCACCGAGGTGACGAACGGCCCCGGCGGCTTCAGCTCGGCCGAGATCGTCGCGAACCCGAAAGCGTGCGTCGACCCGACGCTCGTTCAGCTTCGACGCAAGTTCGACGCGAAGGTGGTGGGATGACCGTCGCCCTTCGAGACTACCAACAACGCGCCATCGACCAGCTCTACGCCTGGTTCGAGTCGCACCCGAGCGGGCACCCGTGCCTCGTACTCCCGACCGGCGCGGGCAAATCGCACATCGTCGCCGCGCTCTGCCGCGATGCGCTCACGAGCTGGCCGGAAACGCGCGTGCTGATGCTCACGCACGTCAAGGAACTCATCGAGCAGAACGCGGAGAAGATGCGCCAGCACTGGCCTGGCGCGCCGATGGGCATCTACTCGGCGAGCATCGGGCGGAAGGAGCTCGGCGAGCCCATCACCTTTGCGGGCATCCAGTCGATTCGGAAGCGCGCCGCCGAAGTCGGACACGTCGATCTCGTCATCATCGACGAGTGCCACCTCGTCTCGCACAAGGACGAGGGCGGCTATCGCACGTTCATCGCCGACCTCGTGCGCATCAACCCCAAGCTGCGCGTCGTCGGTCTCACTGCGACGCCGTACCGTCTCGGGCACGGCCTCATCACCGACGAGCCCGCGCTCTTCGCCGACCTCATCGAGCCGGTGAGCATCGAAGAGCTCGTGCACAAGCGCCACCTGGCCCCGCTGCGCTCGAAGGTCACGCAGGCGAAGCTGAGCACCGACGGCGTGCACAAGCGCGGCGGCGAGTACATCGAGAGCGAGCTGCAAGCGGCGGTCGACACCGCCGACAAGAACGCCGCCGTCGTGCGCGAGGTTCTCGCGCTCGCAGGTGACCGCCGCTCGTGGCTTTTCTTTTGCTGCGGCGTCGAGCACGCACGCCACGTTTGCGACGCCCTACAGGCCGAAGGCGTCGCTGCTGCGTGCGTAACGGGCGAGACGCCGAAGGCTGAGCGTCAGCGCATCCTAGCGGCGTTTAAGCGTGGCGAGCTGCGTGCCCTCACGAACGCGAACGTCCTCACGACCGGCTTCGATGCGCCGAACATCGACCTGATCGCGATGCTTCGCCCGACGCTCTCGCCGAGTCTCTATGTGCAGATGGCGGGTCGCGGGCTCAGGCCGAAGGCGCACACTGACCATTGTCTCGTCCTCGACTTCGCGGGCGTCGTCGCCACGCATGGGCCGATTACCGCCGTGCAGCCGCCAGACAAGGCGGGCGAAGGCGACGGCGAAGCGCCGGTGAAAGTGTGCGACGAGTGCGGGGAGCTCGTGCACCCGACGTGCCGAACCTGCCCGTCGTGCGGCTTCGAGTTCCCGCCGCCGCCTGAGAAGAAGTTCGCGCTCAGGAACGATGACATCATGGGCCGCGACGGCTCCGACCTCATCGTCACCGAGTGGGAGTGGCGCCGCCACGTCAGCGCGTCGAACGGCCTCGAGATGCTGCGCGTCCGTTACTACGGCGCGATCTCCGACGCACCCGTCGACGAGTACCTAACGGTCCGCCATCCGGGCTACGCTGGCGACAAGGCGTGTCGCATCCTGGCGAGCATCGCGCAGAGTGCAGGCGTCTCGCCGGGCTGGGCGCTCGAAGGCGACCTAAACGCCGTCGCCGCAGCGATGAACGGCGCGAAGCCGCCACGGCTCGTGACGTTCAAACGCCGCCCAGACAACGCGCGATTTGTGGACATGAGGAGGCGCGAATGGTGAAGCTGAAGACGATCCAAGAGTGGCGTTTGGTTGTGAACAACCCGCCGAAATGCTGCGTGAACTGTGACAACTACGTCAGCCGATTTGGCGACTGGGAAGAAGGTGCAAAGTGCAGACTGTTCGAGCAAAGCCCGCCGCGCGAGTTCGCCGAAGCCGAAAACGAGTGCCCGGCATGGCTTCAGCTGATCCCATTCTGAGAGTCCCCACCGAGCACGAGGAGCAACGCAACCTCGTGCGCTGGTTTCGCCAGACGTACGGGCTCGTAACGCGCGGTGGCGTGCGCATCTTCGCCATTCCCAACGGCTCGCAGCGCAGCCGAACGACCGGCGCGAGGCTGAAGGCCGAAGGCGTCAGCGCTGGCGTGCCCGATCTTTTCATTCCGGCCTTCTCGCTCTGGATCGAGATGAAGCGCGCCGAGGGCGGAAGCGTCTCTGCCGAGCAGCGCGACTGGCACACCTACCTGCGGAGCATCGGTCACACGGTGCTCGTTTGCCGTGGCTTTTCCCACGCGAAAGAAGAAATCGAAGCCTTCGTGAGAAAGATGTAGACGAGACCTCTTTTCTTTCGTAGAACATCACTCGTCGACGCATTCGCGACGACGCCGCCGAATGGGCGGGGAACTGAGAAAGGCAACGACGATGGATAAGGTTACTCTTCACCGCGACGGCAGCATCACCTTCTGGTCGGTCTACAACCAGTGCTGGACGCGCTCGGTGCGCATTTCCGACCGCGAGCTGGCCGCGATGCACGCCGACGACCGCAAGCGCTGCCAGCGGCAGATGGCGCGCTACAACGCCGCGACCGAGGCCCTCTGATGAGCCTCCTGGTTATGGCAATCGCCGACCAACTCGCCGACGACGCCTGCGGCCCGTACTGGGGATCCAAGCTTCGTCACGACACGCGCGTTGGTCGCATTGCACGCGCCGCCCGTAGCGCCGCCGCTGCTGCGCTCGTCTGCCACCTTGGCGACGCCGACCACGCCGAGTGGCACTACGAGGCCCCCGGCTTCGGCGAGCGCCTGGCGGCGGCGCGTAGCGTCGCCTCGACGGCGTTCGAGGCTGAGGTTCGTTACTTGAAGGAGCATGGGGCATGAAGACGATCGAAGAACTCGAAGCGGAGCTCGAGACGGTCAAGCGCGAACGCGACGAAGCGCGCGCCGAGGCGGAGCGGCTGCGGGAAGAATGCCGCCTGCGCAAAGCCGAGCGCGATCAGGTTGAACGTAACGGATTTGCAGCGACAAAAGGACTGGTTGACGAATCCGAGCGGCTGCGCGCAAAGGCTCTCGCTTACGATCTAGCCTACCGCCGTGGGGCGGAGGCGATGCGGGAGGCGTGTGCGAATTGCGTCAAGCACCTTTCGCACGAGGACGGGCTCGGCATGGGCTCGCAACGCCTGGAAGGAGCCATCCGCTCGCTTCCGATTCCGGGGGAGCCATGAGCCGCGTGTCACTGCTGGAGCAGCACGCAATCGAGCTGCTGGCGGCTGATCCTGAGTGGCGGGCGTTCCGCTTTGAGCACCGTCTTCTTACGATCTACCTGGAAGGAGGAATTGCTCCAACGTTTAGCCGGGGACCGCGAAAGGGGCAGCGAAACTGGGCAAAGCGCACCGACGTTCGCTCGATCGAAATACCGCACGATCACCACGATCGGTGGATCAAGGCATGGCAAGAGCGGACCGGATTGTGCTCGCGATGCGAAGGCCGAGGCGAGGTATTTGCTCGCTGGAATCTCGAAATTGGCGTGACCTATCGAAAGTGTCCGGTGTGCGCTGGAGGCGGGAAAAAGCCATGATCGTCCCATCGGAAATGAACTACCGCGAGCACTGCGAGGATAACGGAGTGGGCTGCGCAAAGCATCCTCCGACGCTGCGCCTCGCTCTCTCGCCAGGGTGCGCGAGCTGGATGGTTGACGAGGATTGCCCGGGCCTGCGATGCGTGTGGCCTGCGGCGATCGAGCGGCATACGTGCGATGACCCCGGCCTATTGGACGCAGAGTACGCAACGCAACTGCGCAGGATGGGGCTCGCGTACGCGTGGCTTCTCGACACCCGGCTCCCGATGCGCGGCAGGTTCGCGCTCCTACGTCGGATCTGGAAGGCCGAAAAGCTGCGCGCAAGGGGCAAAATCGTAGCGGGAAAGAAGGTGGAGATATGATCAACCTCGACGAAATCGAGCGCCGCGCAAACGCGGCGACGCCGGGGCCGTGGACGTATCACGAGGGATGCGGATACGTTGAGGTTCCACCGTGTGGCGCGATTGAGTTCAAGCCAGGATGGGAACGCTCGGTGCACTTCCTCGCACGCGTTCATAACAACCACGTTGAAGGCGAAGACGGCCTTGGCTTTGACGGTGCGTTTATCGCCCACGCCCGCACCGACGTACCCGCGCTCATCGCCCGCGTGCGGGAGCTGGAGGCGGAGTGCGAGCGACAGTCAACGCTTGCCGCCACGACGTTCAACGCGCTGATCGCGAACGACATCGCGCAAATGCGCGCCTACGGCCTGAGCTACGAAGGCGTGCGCAAGGTGCTCCACGAGCACGACGACGGGGAGATCTCCTTCGGAAAGCTCATGGACCTGATTCGCGCCGCTGCGCGGGCGATGGCGGAGGACGAGTGCGCCGAGATGCGCGTCC